ATGACCGACATCTCCGAAAACGCGCTGTGTGCGCGGCAGATGTACAAAGACGGTGCAACGATCCGCGCCATCAAAGCGCAGACCGGGTTCGGTGAATCGGGGCTGTATTACTGGCTTGATGGCGGCCCGAAGATCAACGGCCAGAGACTGTTGCCGCCAATTACCAGGCGTGTGCCGAGAAAGCTGAGCAGCCCGGCGAAGAAACGTGCCGGACTTGCCGGGCGGATGATGCGCGCAGCGGAACGACAGGTGGTCGCGATCGAAAGGCGGCTCGCCGATACGCAGCAGCAACCAGGCGAGAGCGAGCGCAATGCGCGAACCCTCGCGGTGCTGGCGAAGACGATGCAATCGCTCGCCGCTATCGATGCGCAGGACAAGCCTGCACAAGGAAAACCGAAGGCGACGCAGAAAGAGAAAGTGTCCGCGGACGATCATGACTACGACCAGATCCCGGAAGACATCGACGAGCTCCGTCGCGAACTTACGGAACGACTGGCAGCAATGGCCAGAGGACATTCGGAATGAATTCGTCACCCGGCTGACGAAGGATCAGCACCGTCGATTGAAGCCGCGTTTCGGACTATTCGCGCATGCACATCAGCTCGCGCCCGCTGTCGGCAACAATGGCGAGCCATGGACAACATGGCTTTTGATCGGCGGACGTGGCGCGGGCAAGACACGCGCCGGCGCAGAATGGATCAAGACCCTTGCCAATGCGCCGAAGCAGGATGGCGAAAGCGAGCGACGCATCGCGCTTGTCGGCGAGACCGAACATGAAACACGCGAGGTGATGATCGAAGGCGTGTCCGGTCTTCTGGCCGTGCATCCGCGCGCTGCACGGCCAATCTGGTCGCCAACGCGCCGGAGACTCGAATGGACGAACGGAGCGATCGCGCAGGCCTTTTCGGCGGAAGATCCGGAAAGCCTGCGCGGCCCGCAATTCTCCGCCGCATGGGTGGATGAACTGGCCAAGTGGCGTCATGCCGAAGCAACCTTTGACATGCTGCAATTCGGACTGCGCCTTGGCGCTCGGCCGCGGCAGGTGATCACCACCACGCCGCGGCCGATTGCGTTGCTCAAGCGATTGATGGTCGACCCGACGAGCGCGGTGACACGCGCGGCGACGCGGGCGAATGCGTATCATCTGTCGCCGGCCTTCATCGACACGGTGGTGAAGCGCTATGACGGCACGCGGCTCGGCCGGCAGGAACTGGATGGCGAGATCGTTGACGATCGGCCGGATGCGCTGTGGTCGCGCAGCGGCATCGAAAGCTGTCGCGTCGCGGAAGCGCCGTCCCTGCAGCGGATCGTCGTTGCCGTCGATCCGCCCGCATCGGCGTCAAAGGGCGCCGATGCCTGCGGGCTTGTCGCGGCGGGACGCACCGAGAGTGGCACGATTTACGTCATTGCCGACGAGACAGTGTCCGGCCTGTCGCCAGCGGGCTGGGCGGCCAAGGCGATCGCGCTGTGGCGGCGGCTTGAGGCGGATGCGCTGGTTGTCGAAGTGAACCAGGGCGGCGACATGGTGCGCAGCGTGATCCGCGAAGCTGACAGCACGGTGCCGGTGATTGCGGTGCGCGCGCTTCGCGGCAAGTGGCTGCGCGCGGAGCCGATCGCGGCTTTGTACGAGCAGGGGCGGGTGAAGCATGCCGGTGTATTTGCGGCGCTGGAAGATGAGATGTGCGATTTCATCTCATCCTCTGATTTCATTGGATATTTTGCCGATAATTTTACAATGTTTTCCAAGATTGCGTTCCTGCGCTGTTCAGATCCCGCAGCATGGCATGGAATTCTGCACTATCGGGGTCGTCTGGCAGGCGTGTTTTAGTGGGCCGGTGATAGAAGTAGGAGCGCCCTTTAGATTTGACATGATGTATGTGCTCCCACCCGGCCATCTGAAACCAAGCGTGCTGATTTTGCTTCGCCGTTAACAGACGAAGGTTCGCTTTCCGGTTATTGAGCCCGTTACGATCGATATGATCGACGATCATTCCATCTGGAATCGGCCTCATAATTATTCGGTGCATGTAGAGTGTATCGCCAGCAGCATATGCCTTCGCATAGACCGTCAATGAGCCCTTAACCCGGTGCTCATACCAGCGATATGATGCAACCCAATTGTCACAGTCATCGATCTCCGCAGAGTGGCGGCCGCCCACTAGTTCAATTTTCGCCATTTTGCCTCCGACGTTCTTTCAGACTCACGACCGACGCCTTGCCGCTGGCTTTCTTGTCGGCAAACCGGCAGTACCGCTCAATCATCGCAAGCGACATGCCGACCTGATCTTGAATCTGTGTCGTCGTCAGTCCGGCGCGCCTCAATTCCACGACACGAGTGCCGCGCAAGCCGTGAAGCGTGCAGCCGGCAAGCTCCGGAATGTTCTCACGCTGTTCAGCGAAATGTACGTCAAGCACCTTCCGGCTATATGTGCCGCGCGAGTGTCGAAGATAAGGGCCGGGGACACGCTCCCATGTTGCCATCTCGGCGGCCAGCGCGTCATCAATCGGACACCAAATCTCGCGTCCCGTTTTCTGCTGCTCAAGACGAAAGCCGCCATCATCGATGAACGTTTCTCCCAGGCGCACGACATCGGACCCGCGCTGGCCGGTGTAGCGAAGCAGGAAGAAACCGCGCCGGACCATTCCGGTGAGTTTCTGTTCCGCAGCCGCAAGCTGTTTATCGGTCCAAGGCTTGTGGCCACCAGACTTCTCATATCCCTCCACGCCGTCAGTGAAGGATTGCGAAAAATAATCGCGAGCAACGCCCCATGCTGAAAAGGCGCGGGCAACGCTCAGCAGGTTGTTGGCCGCGCCCGGCATATCGGCCATGCCTTCGATCACCTCTCGGAGGTGATTTGGGCGCATTTTCGATGCATTCCAGTCGCCAAAACCGGCGCGCAGGATCTTCAGGGGCTTCGCGTACATATCGCGCGTCCCCTTGGTAAGCTTTGTGAATTTCGGCGACGTGACATAGCGATCGATCACGTCATTGACAGTCAGAATTTGTGTCCCGTCTTGGCCTTGAGCAGCCCGAAGAGCGATCCAGAAATTCGGGTCTGTGGGATCGCTTGGCAAGCGGATTGCCTTAGCCGCGCGTTTTGTGCCGCGATCCGGACTCCAGTAGAAATATTCTCGCCCCCGCGATACGACGCGGTGAACGCCTTTAGGCAGCTCGACCACGCCCACGCTCCTTCGCCGCTTGGATGGCACGTTGAACTCCGCTTTGCTCACTCTGACTTACCGAATTTTGCGGTCCTTCCTCCATGGAGGCAAGCGCTTGGTCTACGCTCGCCCACCGCCAGCGCACGCAGCCGGCGGAAAGCTTCACCGGCCGCGGCAAAACTCCACGCTTCACCATCTCATCGACCGTTGTCTCTGAGATTTGGAGAGCATCGGCTAGCGATGCTTTTGTGAGGTATGGCGCGAGGTCGGTCATGGCGTACAACGGCGGTTAACGTCCGGGTTTCAGGCGGCTTCTTGCGTGGCCTTGCCGCACGATTGGCACTTCACGCGCGGAATGACGTTGTTGCGGTAATTGGCATCGTCGTAGCCGACAAATTTCTGCTCAAACCCACAGCTTTCGCACTCCAAAGTGCCGTAGATGTCGTTGCGGATTTGGGTTTGAATCGTCTTGATTTTCATGTCTTTTCCTCGATAGGAATTCAGTCGTTACCTGTCGCGTTTTCTATGGCGTTACGGGCGACGCTTTCGATCAGCGCCATCTGCCTGCGCAGCTCCGCTTCGTCCGGTGAGTTAGCGCGGCTGCGCGCCAAAATGTGTTCAAGCTCTTTGAGCATGAGAGGTGCCGCTACGATTAGGCGGGCGTTGGCCAATCTCTCTGCCTCATCGAGCAAGCCGTTCTGGCGCGGGGATTGGTGAATCTGAACCGTGCAAACATATCGACCCTCGCCACCGTCGCCGAGGACCATCCGTCTATCATCGGAGGTTCGGCCAAATCCCCAAGGCCCAGGTGTGTGTTTCATGGAAGGAGAATCCCCATTATCGCGCTGGAATTTTCTGGCGCTCATCGATCGTCTCGCGGCGCCGGATTTCTTCTAGAATCGCGAAACCCGTGTCGGTTTTCTTCTCGACGACGGGGCGGAAGCGGTCTGGCGCGAATCCACGCTCGCCAAGGCCGCGAGGGCGATAATGGCCGGTGCTGACTTCGCACAAATGCAGTGCGAGCGGTCCGTTGTCATAGCCATAACTGAAATGGCTTATGGTGTATACGCGCCGGGCTACAAGGATGCCTAACGCGTCCGGCCTAACACACACGACCTTCTGTCCCACCCGAAACATATCTGCCTCGTATCTTTGAATTGGAATTAGCTGCCTACTTCTTCGATTCCGGCTCGATCTGGCGTTTGATCCATTGCTGGAGAGCCTTTTGCGCGTCAGACAAGACCTCTTGCCCAGTGTTGGAAGCAACCAGGCGCTCACCAGCTTCTGATGCGGCTATGGCGTACATAGTGTTTTTGGATGGCGCGAGGACTCCAACGAAAACCGCCGCAATCAGGGCGCGACCAAGCCACGCTGGCGGAGCTTTCTCGACCTCTTCCATGCCGTAGTGCGCAATAAACCAGCCCGCATAAACCAGCCCGCCCAGCACAAGAAAGATTCCGCAAGTCACGCCGACGTTCTCGACAAGGCCCGCCAAGTAAAGAAACCAAGAAAGTGAGTTCATCTCTCGCCCCAATGTTGGAAAGGAAATCTCTAGATCACTGCATTGCGCGAAAATCCGCGCGATTGAAGCTTGCGGCCTTTCGGCCAAGGATCGACACGCGCTGCGATTTTCTTCTTCGGCCCGTTGCGTGTTTCACCGCGCAATCGCTTCTGCTTCGCAAGCTGCGGGATGTCGATCTTCGCGGTCTTCTCGCGGTGCTCCGCGACGGGACGCGGCGTGATGTTCCATGGCTCGGTCGGCCCACCATCGGCCTCGCGGATCGGATAATGGTCGAAGTGGAAATGAGCGATGATCTGATCGGCTGTCATGTTCTTCGATTGCTCGTAGCCGATGACATAGACAAGCACGCCATCTTCGTTTGGGCGCTTCATGGTTAGGAGCGCAGCCGCGAGCTTCACCTTCAGGGGAATGTGGGACTTGCTCATGCTGCCATCCCCGCGTGCTTTTGCAGTGTGGCGGCATCAGTTCCGATCATCTCGGAAATCACCCGCAGCACATCGTCCTTGCTGCGCTGGAATTCTGCTTTGTTCATGGCCCGCATGGACTGCGACTTGGCTGTATAGACGGTGACAACAAGGCCATCGGTATCCACCACAGCGAAGTCATCCATCGGCTTCACGAAGGCGGCGAAGCGCATGGCCTCACCCTTGGATGAGCATACCATGGATCGCTCGTTGCGGTATCCGGCTTTGATCAGAGCGAACTTGCGAAGGGCTTCGGGTGTAGGAAAGCGATCAGCCAGGTCTTCCGGCAGATTGTGGTGCGCTTCGTTGATGCTGGCGAAATAGTGCCGATGCGAAACCGCTGACCGGTCCTCATGAACGACGAGGGGATAGCGCATTCCAACGACGAAGTGCTTATCCGCCAGACGCGGATGCACAGGAACCATGGCTTCGCCGTCCCATGTGAATGCTACTGGCGGAATTTCCTTCATGCTGCAGCCCTCTTGGCAAATCCGACGACCTTCCCAGCGCGCCTGCGCATCTTGTTGAGCCTGCGTATCCAGCGGCGGCGCGCGTCGATCCGTTTCATGTGATCACGGACGGCTTGGCTGACTTGGCGCGGCTGGATGGCGCGGGGCTTCATGCGGCCTCCTGCACGCCGTAGCGGCGGATGCGCTCCACCATGATGCTAAGCTCAGTGTTGAACTCGTCTACCGCGGCGGCCAGCGCCTTGATATATTCCTCGTCGCGATAGACCCGGTTCACGAACAGCGGGAGCTTCGGCGAGTAGCTGACGAAATCCCACCATTCGCGCTCGGCAATCCAGAGCGCGCCCTGAACTTGGGCCCGGTGTTCGGGCGGCAATTCGTCCTTCTCCAGCCGTTCGATCTGGATGTGTGCCAGAGCGGTCTTGATCTCTAACCCGCCATTGTCGCCGATCAGCGAATCCGGGGAGCATCCCTTATTGCCGGATCGGATGAAGCCCACGCGGCGTGGCTCGGCATTGACGGAAAAGGCGTAGTGCTCGCGCGCCTCGTCCTCCATTTCCTTGCCGCGCTCCATGTGGACATTGGAGTAGCTGTCCATCGGTTCTCCGGTAATGATTTCGCCGGCCAGCTTGCGCATGTATGTCTGGCGAGTGACCTTATCCTTCGCGTCCTTCTTGACGCTGATGAGGGTCTTGAACTCCGAGGCAGTCGGAATACCAAGGCGCGCCTGATACCATTCAGGCGAGTTCTGTTCGCAGTCGAAGATCTGAATGGTCATTGCTGCGGCTTTCCTTTGATGCGGTCCATTGCGGTCTTGAAGAGGTCTGCGCGCAGGTCCTCGATCTGCTCGATACGGAACAGTTTCAGGAACTGGTCGCGGGACTTTCCGGCTGCTTCGATGGCATCCCGAATTTCGTCCGCTTGCTTCTGGGTGATGGTTTCGACCTGCCGAGGCGCGTTGCCGTCATTGTCTTCCCCAACGGCAACGTTGAAGATCATCTTGAGCAAGTAGCGCTGGCCGTAAGTCATGGCGGCACCGACGGCATGCGTCTTGGTCATCACGTCGCCACCCTTGGCGCCCTTGCCATCCGCTGGCATCGGCACACTGTAATGGCGGGTATAGCCAGCCGAGTGCATGACGCTGCAGCCGACGATCAGCGTTCCTTCTGTCGGCGCAATGTCGGTATTGAATGACAGCGCAAAGCCATGCTTGGTGTAGATCGGCCGCATGGCTCGATCCAATGCCATGTACGAGGCATAGCGGCTTCGCGTCTGCGGGTTGTTGGCATCCGCCGCGACCGGGCGCATTTCGGCCTGCGCCTTCGTCATCGCCTCGGCGAAAGCCTGTTCGGCCGCGCGGGCATCCTGCCGCTCTTTCATCGCGAGCAGGCGTTCCATCTTGTCCATATCAACATTTGGATCGCGCGCCGCGCGCTCGATCATGTTGATAAAGGCGCTCGCCTCCGACTGTTGGACCGGAACCGCATCCGGCTCTTTGCGTGCAACCTGGTTCATCCTGTTACTCCTGTACGAATTAGTTTCGCGAGGTAGCGCTTTGTTTCGGCCTCGATTTCAAGCCGATCGGCTTCCTGCTCCAGCTTGTCCGCATAGCGAGCGTTCAGCCCCTTGAGTTGAGGGGCGCAGATGTCACCGATCTGCTTGATCGTGTCCGGGTGAAGGATGACCTTGTCGTCGCTGATGCTCATGCTACTTCACTCCGGACGATTGCTTCGGCAGCCTTTGTCAGGTGCTCGGCTTCGTCCTCGTACTTTCCGCGAGGCATCGAGAGCAAAACTTCCTGCAACCAGGCCATGGCTGGCAACTTATCTTTGCCTTTGATCGACGGAACGATGTGCTTGAACGGAGCTGGAAGAACGATGACATCGAAGCCAGCAGATCGCAGATATTGCTCGGCTGCCTTGGACCGCTTCTCATCGCCTTGTCCCCACTCTTGGATGCCGAGAGAAAGGAAGCGTTTCGCTGCGTTTGCTTGTTCACTCACGACCGCATCTCCTTCCTGATCTTCACGCAGACGCGCAATTGTTCAGCGCGCTCTACATGCCTGCGGGCCTTGCGGGACTGGTTGGCTTGAGCGAGCCTTACGGCTTCTCGCTCGTTGCGGCGGATGGCGTGACGGAGGTTCATGCCAGCACTCCCCAAAAGCTCAGCCAGTTGATCGCGGTCATTGCGATGAGCGTAGCGAAGACGATGAGCGAAATGATCGCTGCGATATCGTCAGGGCTGATGATCTTTTCGATGCGGGAGAGCATGGTGGTCATTCCGCAGCCTGCATGAACTCGACCGGCTGCAGCGCGGCGAGACGAGCGGTGATGTTCGCCATCTCTTGGTAATCGCGGTCGCGCGCATAACCGATCTTGCCGAGCACACGCTCACGCAGAACGTACATGCGGGTTTCCAGAGCTTCGATTTCGCGGGTGACGGGATCGAGTGAGGCTTGGTAGGCGCGGGAGGCTTCGCACATCGCAATGGCGCGCTCTTCCTCGCGGGCCCACTTCATCGCCGTTACAGCGGGATAGTTCTGCCGGCGGTAGCTGATCGCCCGGCCGACCACGAAAGGCAGATCAACCGGGATCGCATCGAGGAAGGGCTGAACCGGGTGGAAGGAAGGGGCCGAGGCCATCTCGTCTCTCCGTGTTTGGATGAGACGGTATTATACGTCTATGCATATTCTGTCAAGCATAAAAATGCACGAGAGTATATTTTTTCTCGACACCCCTCCCGCGCTGCTCTAAATAGAAAGGGCGCCTGGTTGCCCAGACGCCCATGGAGCTATCAAAGATGAAGAAAAGGACCTGCGTAAACCCAGAGGATGTAGACACCCTCGTGGGCGCTGGCTTTGATTTTCTTGAATCGCTTCACCTCATGGGGACGTCTTTTTCTGATCTTCCAGCAAAGATGCGATCTGCTCTAGGGCTATCCGAATACGACCTAGCTGAAACGCCGAATACTCGGCTGCAGTAGCGATTCTGGCCTCTGGTGCCGGAGTGTGTCCGGGTTGGTGGTGCAGCTCAAAATCTGCCTCAAATCGAGCTTTACGCTGTTCCTTCAGCTGTCTGTCGCGTTCTGCGGTATCCATTGCATTCCTCCCGTGCGGCCCGATGGTGCTGAAATGCCGGCGACGAGTCAAAATGTCGCTGGATGGGGCAACAAAAACCCCGCCGGAGCGGGGTCTTAGTCAAAGAGATCGGTGTGCGTGCCAGTTCTGGCGAGTTCAATTTCATTATCAGTTGCCCTGTATATGAGGCACCAATCGCCCTGCACATGACAGCCGCGGTAACTGTCCCAAGGGCCTTTAAGAGGATGATCGTCGTCGATCGGAGAGAGCGGTTTCCCGCTCTGAAGCTTGTCCACAATCGCAACAAGCTTTTCGAGCCGATAGCCGCGCTTGGCGATCCGCTTCAAATCCTTTTTGTACTGGGTTGTATATCGGAGGGATTTCACCCCCTCCGATTAATCTTCCGCCAAGATTTCGTCAAAGAGTTCCTGGGCAGAACCGCGATGAACGGTTCCCCCGCCGGCCTCAAGTTCCTTCAGAGCTTCGACAGTCACCGCATTGGGAATGCAGACATCGAAAGGAAGCCCCTTCCGGAGGACTACCTGGCGGAAGAAGAGAGAGATAGCGTCAGACGTAGAGAGGCCCACGGCGGAAAAAATCTTTTCCGCTCCATCCTTTAGATCGGGCTCGATTCTCGCGTTGAGGTATGCTGTCCGTGCCATGACCATCTCCAATGAGGTAGTCGCCTTGTACGTCGTTTGTAACACAACTGTGTGGGCCGGCAATCGGTTCAAGCCTAAAACGTGAAAATTAATGTTTCACAGTTTGGTTAATAACGTTTCACGGGAATATATTTCACAGCGCGCCGCGATCCTGATCCAGTTTTCGAATTCGGTATCGAAGCTCTTCAAGGATCTGGTGTTGAGCGTAAAGCCGTTTTCTCAGGTCGAAATATCTTGCTTCTTGGGCTCTTAAGTAATCCTGCCACCACCATTGGATAGCGGCAGCCGCAAGCCCGTAAGTTATCGCCCATTTGGCCGACTCCCAGTCGTTTGCTGCCCAGATCAGTAGGGCGAGGCCACCCAGTACCCAGAGAGAAGCCCGCCAAAAACGGCCCCATTTGCTGGGTTTTTCCGGGGCCGGAGGTGAGCCGTCTCCATCGTCGTCAAGCATCACTCCTCCCGTTATCCTTCCCCGCTCATGACAACCCGGTGCACCTGCTTGACGCGCTTGGCTGGGTATTCGAACACCTTCTTTGGGTTGTGTTGCTCGAGCTTCGATGGTAGTCCCGGCTGTGATTTGCTGTGCCAGGGCCGGCATGAAAATAGACAAACCCCAACAACTAAAGCCTTTTTAGCCCCCACAGCACTCTCCCCACGCTATCTGACCCGCTCAAGGAACTGCTCGCCCTTCATTTTTCGGCAAGCCCATGAAAACGCCCGGCCGGGGGATTCTCGATTATAAGAATTGTAGAGGCTCACCGCTTCTGAGGTGCAAGCCTCACGGGTCTTGTCGCTGCCAACGTACCAATCCTGCTGGCTTCCTCGGTAATATCCGACCTCAGCTTTGTAAGTGTAGGGCGTAAACCACCCCATCGGGTCAAAATACCAAAACGTAGCTGCTCCCGCGATCAGCAGGAGCCCACCAGCACCATCATCTGAAGCCATCCCCCAGCTCCATTTAAGATTTCGGCATGAAACTTTTTACGAGCGCCGCCCATTCAATAATGGCATCTTCAATGGGTGGCTCGTCTGAATTCGAAACCAGCCGAAACAGGCCGTTCGGCTGTTGAAATGGCACTTTCAGCAGAATCCGGTCATCGGCCAGGCCCAGAATGCAGGGTCGGCCATACATGCTCGGGTCGATCGGGGAGTGCACGTCGTCGTAATAGACCCGGAAGCTATCCATAAACGGCCCCCAGGACTTGCCGCGAATCTCAACGGCGACGGTCTTGTCGGTGGCGTTTGGAGGGGCTGGCACTTCCTCAAAATCCTCATCTGCGATCTTGTAGAAATGGGCTTCTGAGCCGGCCCCAACGTATCCCTTCAGCTTAACGGTTCGGAACCGGACAGGCTCGGGGAGGGTGGCGGCCACGTCCTCTGAACGGGTATCAGATAATACCCCCAAATTTTGGGCAAGCCCTATTATCCGCTCGTAATTTGCGACTTCGGGCTCAACTCCCTTCAACCACCGCGAGACTTGCGGTTGGGTAATGCCGCCGCCGAGCCGGCGCGCGAGGCCGGTCTGCTTGCCCGGGACAAGTTCCATCAGCGCGCGGAGAATTTTGGGGATGTCATGTCTCATCCCCCTTTTATGCGTATGTGCATTTTTTACGGCAAATACGTCAACGCATAAATTGCTTGCAGAAGTTATGCGTTGATGCATATTATGCTTTCATGCACGCGATCAAACATATTCGGAAGACCCTGTTCAAGGTCACTCAAGCTGAGATGGCTGTCATAGCCGGCACAACGCAGGCTTCAGTCTCTCGTTGGGAGAAGGGTCAATCTGACCCAAGCTTGGACGAGCTGGCCCGGATTCGTAGCGAGGCTCTCCGTAGGCAAATCGATTGGGATGATCGCATTTTCTTCGAGACCGCGCCCGAGGAGAGCGCGGCATGAACTGGCGCGTATTAATTCGCTGGCCCTTTTCCCGGCGCAAGCGCCAGGTCGATAGCGTTGACTGCCGCTTTCAAGGATTGGAAAGCCTCGGCGCTACAACGAAGATGTGCGGTGGCGACGATCTCAGATTTCGCTCTTCCGTTGCCGATGGCGACCATGGTCAGAGCGACCAATTCAATCCCAATAACACCACCTTCGATAGTTTGGTACGCCGCGCGGTCGAAGAAAATGAACGGTGCGGCGGCGCTTCCAACAATCTGGACTCCCTGCTCCGTGGATGGAGTGGCGGGTTTATCGGCAGCTTCGCTCATGATGGGAAATTCCATTGTTTGAAATGGGATGATTCCAAAGGTTGCTACGTCCCCGTCGAAGAGTCGAGGGGGGCAGCATGACCGTTTCCTCCCCCCGCGTCCGATACGCGGCACCTGACCGGCCAGGAGTACGAGGCACAATCTCTCCTGGCCGGTCTCTTTCTGTCGTGAGCGAAGGGGCAATTTCAGTCACGACGAAATCCTTTTCAGTGCAGTGTGTTTTGTTGCGTAGGAGCGTTTCATGCGTACCAGCGTATCTGTTGTTGCGAATGAAGCCAGCGAAGTCGTTGCAAGTTCCTGCAACAATGGCGTCGGTAAGGCCGACACCATCGTCCCGCTTAGTTCCGTTGCAGGTTCCTGCAAGTGGTTCCCGGGCCTTGCGAAATTCTTGTCGCCAATCAAGCCGGCGGCAACAATTCACTTCCTCACGAAAGAGCCGGAGCGCACTTGCTACGAGTGGGTGCGAGGAAAGTTCGATCCGCCGTCGCGGATTCTCATCCGATTACTTCACACAGACCAAGGCTGGCGCGTGCTCGAATATCTCATGCGCGGCTGCAAGGAAAAATGGTGGCTGGAAGTCCAGTGCGCCCGAATAGCTTCAAGAGCCTACGACGCTGCGGTTGAGCAGCTTTCACTTCTGGACTGATTTTCGTTTTGTAGCCGTGCGTACCGAGTAGTAACCCGCGTTGAACAAGAACCGCCAGCGAGAGGCCAATTCGCATGGCGTGGCAGTGTATAGATAACCCATACGTCATTGTCGCAATCGTACTGATTGCGCATGCGCCACTGCTTGTCCCGGCTTTGCGAGATGTTCTCCGCTCAATGCAGGAGGACGGCGCGTGAGGGACAAGCCAGACGACGGCTTCAAGCCGTTTCCGCCGACCATGGAAATCCCGCCGGATATCTGGGCGGAGTTTGAATCATACGCAAAGCGCACGGGATGCAAGACCGAGACGGCAATCATTGCCGCGCTCTCGGAATGGCTGGGGAGAGTTTGATGGCAAGCCTCGGAAAATCGGGAAGCGACTGCAAGCCTCGGAAAATCGGGAAGCGACTGCAAGCCCTGATCGATCGATTGCAGCACGGCGAAAAGCTCTGCAAATCGATCCGGCTCAAGGAGGACAGTGTAACGGAAGTCACTTGGCATTACGAGCCAAGCGGAAAGACAGCTTCGTCTTGGGCGTCATCCAAGGCAATCGAGCTTGGGCTGATCAAGCCTGCCGGCGATGGCCTGTTCGGCGGCGAAACTTCTCAGACATGGGTGGCGGCATGAGCGTACCAATGTCTGCGCAAGTCTCAGCTTTGCGCCACATTGTCCAGAAATGCTCTCCGCACACTCTCAAGGCTGGGGGCTTCGCGCTGCGTACATCCGAAGCTGAGATGCTTCGCGAGCGGCTGATCGCCGCATTGCGCACTCTTGAACAGGTCGAGGATCGTCAATGATCTCGTTCGATTTACCGATCCCACCGAGCGCAAACCGTCTCAACTTCAACCTCCCTGCAGAGCGAGGCGGCGGCCGCGCCAAGACGAAGGAATACAGAGAGTGGATTCGTGAAGCGCAATTGATGCTCATGGTCCAACGCGCTCGCCCCATTGAGGGCCAAGTCCGCATCCGCATCGAACTCAGCGAGACGGCCGGCATCGACCTGTCCAACTGCGTCAAGCCGGTAGAAGACCTTTTGGTCCGTCATCGCGTCATCAAGGACGACCGAAAGAAATTCGTCCGGGGCCATGAGACTGCCTGGTCGTCAGACATCGAAGGCGTCCGCGTCACCATCACTCCAATGAAAGGCGGGGAATAAGAAAATGACTTGGAATGACGAAAGAGTGGAGCAATTGAAGAAGCTGTTTGACGCGGGGCTCTCGGCTTCGCAGATCGCAGCGACATTATCGGCGCCTGTACTAGGTCTATTGATCTCACGCAATGCCGTGATCGGCAAATGCAATCGGATGGGCTGGACGCGGCCGATCAAGGCGCGAGACAGCCAGCATAGTGCGCCCCGCAAGCCCCGTGTCCGAACATCCGTAAATGTCGAATCGATCATGAAGGCGAAGCGGCAGCCGGCCTTCAAGGCAGAGCCGTTCATTCCGTCGGCCGACACCATCACCCCGCTCCACCTCGACATTCTCCATCTCAAACCCGATTCCTGCCGCTGGCCTTATGGTGAGGACAAGATCACCTTCTGCGGCCATCCAGCAAAGCCAGACTGCTCCTATTGCGCCTCACACGCTCTGAAAGCCTTCCAGAAGCCCGAAAAGAAGACGCAGAAGCAGTTCCACGAACAACAGCGGCAGTCACAGCGCCAGTATCGCGCCGAAGCCGTCATGAACGCTGTGGGGGCAGAGGCGGCATGAGCAGGTGGTGGCGCGCATACGACGAAGCGGTCGATGATCCGAAGCTGCAGCGATTGCCGGCCGAGCTGTTCCGCGGCTGGTTCAACTTGTGCTGCATCACTTCGCAGAATGGAGGTTCGCTGCCACCCATTAGCGATGTTGCATTCAAGTTGCGCCTATCAGAGGCGAAGGCCCAGCAGATTATCGATCAATTGCTGCAGGTCGGACTCCTTGACGAAACGGGGGAGGGCTGCCGACCACATAACTGGGAGAAGCGTCAGTACAAAACGGACAATGACGATCCGACAAATTCCGTTAGGCAGAAGCGTTACAGAGAGCGCCACCGTAACGCCAACAGTAACGGTCATCGTAACGGCAGTAACAGCGTTACGCTATCTGGTACTGTAACGCACCCAGAGACAGAGCAGAGACAGAAACAGAAACAGATAAAAGATCCTAGCCAAGGAAGGATTGTTAATGGTTTAGGGAGGGCTCATTCGTGAAAACCCTCCGAGACGATCAGGCTGAGGCACTGGCCGACCTCCGTCACGTCGTTGGCAAGGGCAAGCGCCGCGTGATGATGCAGGCGCCGACGGGTTTTGGGAAAACCGTTCTCAGCTCAGCAATCGTGCAAAACGCGCAAGCCAAGGGCAAGCGTGTGCTATTCACGGTGCCTGCAATTTCGCTGGTCGATCAAACGGTTGATGCGTTCTGGTCGCAGGGAATCCGTGATATCGGCGTGATCCAGGGCCAGCACATCCTCACAAACTGGTCGCAGCCCGTGCAGGTCGCGAGCGTGCAAACTTTGCAGCGCCGGCCGCTTCCAAAGGCCGATCTTGTGCTGATCGACGAGGCGCACAAGTGGTTTCGGTTCTACGAAAAATGGTTCTTCGATCCGGAGTGGAAGGACATTCCGATCATCGGTTTGTCGGCCACGCCGTGGACCAAAGGGCTTGGAAAATACTACGAGGAATTAATCGTCGCCGGCACGACTGAGAGCCTGATTGAGGCAGGCCGGCTGTCGCCTTTCCGGGTGTTTGCGCCGTCCAGCCCAGACCTGAAGGGCGTGCGGACGGTCGCTGGGGACTACCACGAGGGCGACCTGTCCGAGGCTATGAACAAATCGCCGCTGATCGCGGACGTGGTCCAGACCTGGCTTCGCCTTGGCGAGGGCAGGCCGACGCTGTGCTTTGCGGTTGATCGTGCGCATGCCAAGCGTCTGCAGCAGCAATTCGAGGAGGCCGGCGTTCCTTGCGGCTATCAGGATGCACACACCAGCGATGCCGAGCGGCGGGAGCTGAAGCGGAAGTTTCACAACGGAGAAGTGAAGGTTGTCTGCAACGTCGGCACGCTGACCACGGGCGTGGATTGGGATGTTCGTTGCGTGATCTTCGCCCGGCCCACGAAATCCAAGATGTTATTTGTCCAGATCGCTGGCCGTGGCCTTCGCACAGCCGACGGCAAGGATTGCTGCATTTTCCTCGATCACAGCGATAATCATCTCCGCCTTGGGTTCGTGACCGATATCCATACGACCAAACTGGATGACGGGAAGACAAACTCAGCGGAAACCGAAACCGCGATCGCACTGCCAAAGAAGTGCCCACAGTGTTCCTACCTTCGCCCGCCTCGGACTGGCCAATGTCCAAATTGCGGCTTCAAAGCCGAGCCTGTTTCAAAAGTGGAGGTTCAGGAAGGCAAGCTTGAGGAACTGACCAAAAAGCCGAAGAACAAGGCAGCAAAGCAGTTTCCGAACAAGGCTGAGACGTTCGGAGCATTGAAGCTTTACGCCCGCACACACGGCTACAATTCGGGCTGGGCTGCGCACAAGTACCGCGAGCTTTATGGCGTCTGGCCGGCGAACGAATTGAAGCATTGCGCGGAGGCCAAGCTTACGCCGGAACTGGAATCGTGGGTCAAGTCGCGACAAATCGCGTGGGCGAAGCGTCGTTCTCATCGGCCGCATGAGCATCAGATGGTGGAGGCGATTTGATGCAGCGTGAGCCTCTTAGAGAGCGAATGCGGGGGCGCTGGCACGGTATTCTGCCGGCGCTGGGCGTGCCGGCAGCATTCCTCAATGGGAAGCATCAGGCGTGCCCGGTCTGCGGAGGCAAGGATCGCGCTCGTTTCGATGACAAGGAGGGTACTGGATCGTGGATCTGCAGCCAGTGCGGTGCCGGCGACGGCATTTCTCTTGTGATGAAGGTGAACGGCTGGGATTTTAAGCGCGCTGCCGATCAGATCGAGGAAGTCGGTGGCGATGTGCGGCCAAGGTCGGCGCGGCCTCAGGCTGACCCCAAGAAGCAGTTCGAAGCCATTAAGCGGGCATGGGGCGGGGCTGGCCCGATTGGCGATGTTGTTCGGCGCTACATGCGGTCACGCGGCATCGAATTGGACAGCTTGCCGGACCTGCGGGAGTCGCCAAAACACGAGATGCTGGCTTTGGTTCGGAATGCCGAGGGACGAGGCTGCCAGGTGCACCGCACGCTTCTCACGGTAGACGGCCGCAAGGAATCCCGGCTGTTCATGCCCGGCACAATACCAGATGGCGCCTCTGTCCGGCTCATGCCTTATGACGGCGTGCTCGGCATTGCGGAGGGGATCGAGACGGCCCTATCGGCATCCATCCTGTTCGACGTTCCATGCTGGGCTGCGCTCAATACGTCGCTGCTCAAAAAATGGCAGGCGCCGGCCGACGTGCGCAAGGTCATCATCTTTGCCGACAACGACGCGAACTTTGCCGGGCATTCAGCCGCGTATGAACTGGCAAGGAAGATCGCGGCCGATGATCGCTTGAGCATTGATGTCGATGTGAGGATTCCCACATCGGTTGGCGATGATTGGAACGATGTGCTGCGTTCAAGGATGCGAAGCGACGCTTCACATGAAACCGCACCGAAGACGGAGGCTGCATGATGGGGGGCTTTCTGACTGTGTTGCTCGCGGCCGCGTGGACGCTAAGCGTCCTGGCATGGGTGACGTTTTTGCCGGTGATCGGCTTCCTCTGGATAATCGGATGGCTGCATTGATGGACATCTGTCTTTCCGACACCGCGCGCTGGTACTGCGCAATCACAAATCCGAACTGCCAGAGGCGCGCTGAGCTTGAACTGGCATCTCTTGGCTATCGCACCTTCACGCCGAAAGTCCGGAAGTGGGTGACGCACGCTCGCGTCCGCAAGGCAGTAGAGCGGCCCTTGCTCGGCCGGTATCTGTTTGTCCATCTCGATCCCGATCTCCAAGGCTTTCACGCGATCCGCGGCGTCAATGGCGTGGAGGGCATTGTCGGAATGTGCGGCACCCCGAGCGCTTTCCCGTCCCGCCAAGTCGAAGATCTTCTCCGCCGTCAATTGGCCGGGGAGTGGGATGAGGTCGCCAAGGGCAAGCTGGCCGTTGGTGCGCGCATCCGAGTCATGGAAGGCGAATTCGCTGATATGCTCGCCACCGTGACTAACGTTAAGGGCAGGAAGGTCAGCTTCAAGGTGCTGGACAGCCGTACCTACGGCACCGTGCACGATTTCCTGGTGAGGGCGGCGTGACAAAGGTTCTGCAGGAGATTGATCGGCCTGACGGTGTCTTGCCGGTTACGATCGAGACGGTGTCGGTTCTTGTCGGAGAAATACGGCGTCTTCGAAATAAGGAAGACCGATCAATGCTAGATGAAATTCGACGGCAAGCCTTGGAAGAAGCTGCGCAATGCATTGAGGCGCGCTCTGGCAACAGAGTCTATCAGGATGCGTGGCGCGCCGCTGCAAGAGCTGTTCGGGCGCTCAAGGAAAAACCTAGGAAAAATCTAGGTGCGCAGTCGTAGCAAATCATACCAAATGGATAGCGGCCGGTTCCCGCAGCATCACCCGCCGGGAGGCTTGTGCCTTCTTCCCTGTCGGATATCCGATCAACAGCCCGCTTCACCGCGGGCTTTTTCATGAGTGAGTGCCCCTTAGCGAGGGCTGACTGAAAGTTCCTAAATGGCGAAAGCTCCAACAGATATCCGGTCTTTGGCGCGATCCTATACGGATAAGGCGATCAAGGTTTTGGCCGGCGTAATGATGCAGGAGGAAGCTCCTGCCGCTGCGCGTGTTTCTGCTGCTACGGCGCTTCTGGATCGCGGCTGGGGCAAGCCAGCGCAGACCGTCGATATGAACGTTCGCAAAATGATTGCGAAAGATCTGGCAGACGATGAACTTGCAAGTATCGCGGTCGGAGGCAGCGAAGGAACTGCTGAGGCGCCGATCGATCCGCAGCAGCTTAACTGAATACGCGAGGTTGATGGGCTTTGAGCCCGCAGCGCATCACAAGCTGATCATTGCTGAACTTGAAGCTATCGCGAGGGGCGAGAACGACAATCTGCTGATTTTCGCTCCGCCTGGGTCTGCGAAGTCCACCTATGTTTCGCACCTGTTTCCGGCCTGGTACATGGCTGTCAACCCGTCGCACAACGTGTTGGCAGCGACGCACTCGGTTGAGTTCGCTGAGCGTTGGGGCCGCAAGGTCAGAAACGATATTGCAGCGAATGCACTGATCCTTGGCGTAACGCCGGATACCAGCAATCAAGCCGCAGCGCGGTGGGCGCTGACATCTGGCGGGGAGTATTACGGCGTCGGCGCAGGTGTCGGCATTTCTGGCTTTCGTGCTGATCTGGGTCTGATCGATGATCCGTTCGGTTCTCGTGAAGATGCTTGGTCGGAAACCGTCCGGTCGAAGCGGTGGGACTGGTACATCGATGACTTTTCAGCCCGTCTGAAACCGGGCGCTCGTCGCGTGATCATGCACACGCGCTGGCATGAAGAGGACATTGCCGGTCGCGTTCTTGAGCAGGTCGCCAAAGGCATCCTGAAGGCTAGGGTGCTTTGTATCCCCGCCATTGCGATGGAAGGCGATCCGCTTGGCCGTAAGCCGGGCGAATATCTCTGGGATGATCCGGGCGGGTACAATTACGGCGCATATCTGAGGCAGCGCCAGAAAGAATCCACGCCGATGATGTGGTCGGCGCTGTATCAGCAGGCGCCGGCCCCGGAAGAGGGCGACTATTTCAAATCGGACTGGCTGCGGCCATACGAACAGGCGCCAGCGAAGGAAACGCTTAGGGTCTACGGAGCCAGCGATTACGCGGTCACGGCGGACGGCGGCGATTACACGGTTCACGTGGTTGTCGGCATCGATCCTGAAGGCCGGATGTATCTGCTGGACCTTTGGCGCAAGCAGGCTTCGTCAAACGAGTGGGTCGAGGCATTCTGCCACTTGGTCAAAAAGTGGCGGCCGATGAGCTGGGCGGAAGAGCAGGGGCAGATTCGCTCTGGCATTGGGCCGTTCATTCAGAAGCGTCAGCGTGAATTGCAAGCCTACTGCGTGCGTGAGCCGTTCCCGACGCGAGGCGATAAAGCCGTCCGGGCGCAGTCCATTCGTGGCCGCATGGAGCTTGACGGCCTCTATGTGGATCATGCTGCGCCGTGGTTCCCGGCTTTCAGATCTGAGCTATTGAGCTTCCCGGCCGGCAAGCATGACGACCAGGTAGACGCACTGGGTCTTGTGGGCCAACTCTTGGACAAGATGGTGTCTGGGATCAAGCAGCGCCCGGCTGAAAAGCCAATGCGGGACCGCTGGGACGCAGCATTCGCCGATGAGGGCGCATTGAATTGGAAAACGCTGTAAAGGCCGAGAGCGAAGCCGGCGACGGCTTACTCGACGTGGCCGATCTCGTTCGCATGTTCGAGGAAGCTGAGGAAGCGACGTATGAGTCGCGCAAGCTTTCCGAGCGTGACCGGGACTATGTAGACAACAAACAGCTTTCCGACGAAGAGGTTGCGACGCTCAAGAAGCGCGGTCAACCGCCTGTTGTGATCAATCGGATCAAAGGCAAGATCGAGTTCCTGGTCGGGTTGGAGATTGAGCGTAGGATTGATCCGAAGGCATTCCCGCGAACCCCGCAGCACGCCAACGATGCGGACGGTGCTTCTCAGGCTCTGAAATATGCCACAGATGCCGAGCGATACGACCGCAAGCGGTCTGCGCTTTGGCGCAACCTGATTGTCGAAGGCGCTGGCGGGTTCGATGTTCGCGTTGAACAGCGTTACGATGGCTATTGCGTCGTCATCCAGCGCATTCCTTGGGATAGGGCCTTCTGGGACCCGCACTCCGCAGAGGCGGATTTCTCGGATGCCGGCTATCTCGGCAGCGTCATTTGGATGGACTATGACGATGCCGTGTTGCTGTATCCGGACGGCAAGGACAAGCTCGATGCCACGATGGCCGAGCGCGGCAACCTGTCCGAAACATACGACGACAAGCCGAAATTCAGATTGTGGGCCGACAAGAAGCGCAAGCGCATTCGTATCTGTCAGATTTGGCTGAAGCGCGGAGGTCAATGGTATTTCGCTGAGTACACCAAGGGCGGGATTCTGAAAGCCGGCCCATCGCCTTATGTCACGGACAAGGGCGAGAGCGATTGCGGTCTGATTTTCGCATCCGGCTATGTTGATCGAGATAATAATCGGTACGGAATCGTCCGGGAGATGATTTCGCCGCAGGACGAGGTGAACAAGCGCCGATCCAAAGCGCTGCATCTGCTCAGCACGCGCCAGATCTTCTGGGAAGAGGGGGCGATTGACGATCCGGAGGCGTATCGCAAGGAGGTTATGCGGCCGGATGGCATGCCGAAGTCCAATCCTGGAGCGATGGCCAACGGCGCTATCAAGATCGAGACAAACCTCGAACTTGCAACGGCGCAATTCCAGCTCCTTCAGGAGTCCAAGAACGAAATAGACCTTCGCGGCCCGAACGCCACAATGATGGGCGAAAAGGCGCAAGGATCGAGCGCCGCGTCCGGTAAAGCCATTATCGCCAGCCAGCAGGGTGGCATGATGGAAATTGGAGAGCTTTTGGACAATCTGCGCGATCTTGATCTGCGAGTGTTCCGCGCGGTCTGGTATCGCATTCGTCAATTCTGGACGGCGGAAAAATGGGTCCGCGTCACGGACGACGAAAGAAATGTGAAGTGGGTGGTGATGAACATGCCGCCCGAGCAGTTGCAGATGATTGCGCAGACCAATCCGCAGATGGCGCAGCAGATATCAGGCTATATTTCGAACGTAGCCGAACTGGATTGCGACATCATCATCAACGATGCCCCGGATGCCGTTACGCCAGCCCTTGAGCAGTGGGAAGCCATCATTGAGCTTGAGAAGGCCAAGCCCGGCACATTCCCGACCGATGTTCTGATCGAGGCGGCGCCTAACCTGAAGAACAAGGACAAGCTTTTGGAGAGGCTGAACCAGCCGAACCCACAAGCAGAGCTTCAGCAGCGTGGCGCACAGGCTGAGGTTGCAGAAAAAGAGCAATCCGCAGTCCTCAAAAATGCGCAGGCGCAGAAAGCTCTCGCTGATGCGAGGATTGCACCGATGGCTGCAATGGGCCAACCAGGCCAGCCACAACAGATGGAATATCAGGTGCCGGCTGATCTGCAGAACATGCAGGCCATGGCCGACATTGAAAACACAAACGCCGACACGGAAAAGAAGCGCGCGGACGCATACAAGGTCCAGCGCGAGGCCGAGTTGGCTCCACAGATTGCGATGCAGGAGGCGCGTGACCGCGCTGAGGATCGCAAAATGCGGGCAGAGCAATTTAAGGCTCGACCGCAAGCCGCCGCCGGGTAATCGGGCGATCAGGCCGCCGCTGTCTCGGGCGTATGTGACCAGACACACTAACAGGATGACATGACGAAATCACTGGACGATATCCTGTCCGGTAACGGCGAAGCCGTGCCCGAACAGCCGGAAGCAAATCAGGAGCAGGTAACGCAGGAGACGCAAGTCTCCGGGCAGGCCGAAAGCAATCCGCCGGAAGGTGGAGAGCGCGAAACGCAGCCGCAGGGCCAGAAGATGGTCCCGCATGAAGCGCTTCACGCTGAAAGGCAGAAGGTCAAGCGTTACACTGAAGAAGTGGCTGATTTCCGCAAGCAATTGCAGGAAACCAATGCTCAATGGGAGCGCCGCATGGCGCAGCTCATTGAGACGATCAAGCCACAGCAGGCGCAACAAGCCCCACCGGACTGGTGGGAGAATCCAGGCGCTGCGACCGGATACCATATCGATCAGCGAGTAAATCCGCTCGAACAGAAATTCATGTCGCTTGAGTCGCAGATCCTGCGTCTGACTGCAATTCAGCAGTATGGAGCAGAGAAGGTCTCGGCGTTTGAAAAGTATGTTCAGGACGCCATGTCGAGCAACGATCCTGAAATCGCAACGCTTGCGGCGCAAATGAGGGCGTCCCCTGATCCCATGAAAGTGGGGTTGGATTGGTACGAGAAGCGAACATTCGACCCGGCTGCAAAGGAAGCCGAGATCGAGGCGCGCATTCTCGAAAAGTACGGGATCGATCCGAACAAGCCGCAGCAGCAACAGCCAGCACCGTCGGTGATGCCGAGCAACCTTGCAGGCGCCCGAAATGTTGGCAATCGCTCCGGTCCTGCGTGGGCCGGTCCACCGACAATCAACGACATCTTCAAGCGATAGCCGCCCTTTGAGGCGGTTTTTTAATGCGCGGAAGATGTCGCAGAAGGAACGACATCAATGTCTGATACGCGCGTTGCAACTGGCCTCACTGTAGAGCAGTGGGATAGCCAGTACTTTGTCGAGTACCTGACCGAGAACCGTTATGCCGGCGAAATGGGTACGTCGGAAAATAACATCATTCAGGTCAAGGAAAACCTGACCAAGAAGCCCGGCGATCGCATCAACTTTGCCTTGGTCAATAAGCTGACCAACGATGCGGTGACTGGCCGCGATGTCCTGGAAGGAAACGAAGAGGATATGGCCTCTCGTTCCTGCGAGGTTACGGTCAACAAGCGCCGCAATGGCGTGCGTGTTGCCGAAATCGACGAGCAGTTTTCCGCGATTTCCCTTCGTGAGGCCGGCAAGGCCACGCTGAAGGAGTGGTCGCTGAAGGATACCGAGCGCCTTGTTACGCGTGCGCTTGGCCGCATGAACGGCATCGAAATGACCGCTGCTGCGGTTGGCGCGGCCGGCAATCAGACCGCCCTTGATGCGTGGCTCGTCGACAACAGCGACCGCGTGTTCTTCGGCAACAATGCCTATACGGCCATGACCGATCTTTCGGCTGGTCTTGCAACCCTTACGGCCGGCACATCAGCCGAGCTTCTGACCATTGACGCAATCGATGAGATGAAGTTCATCGCTCTGAACAAGGCAAACCCGAAGATCCGTCCGGTTCGCGCTGAATCGAATGGCCGCCATTACTTCGTTCTGTATGCCCATCCGCTGGCGTTTCGTGATCTGAAGAAGGACACGGCGCTGCGGCAGGCGCAGCGTGAAGTCTCGGTCGAGATGGAGAACAACCGTCTCTTCAAGGGTGGCGATCTCCTCTGGAACGGCGTCATCATCAAGGAGGACCATGACCTCTACGAGTATTCGACGCTGACCGGCCTGGGCGATTCAGCGGGGACTGTTGTGCCCTGTTACTTCACTGGCGCTCAGGCAGTCGGCGCGGCCTATGCGAAGCGCTGGACCTCGAAGGAGCAGACCTTCGACTACGGCGACAAGAAGGGCATCGCCATCGAAGCCATCTATGGCATCGACAAGATGACCTTCGGCACCGGCGCGGATGACCGCACCGATCCCAAGGACCATGGCGTGCTCACCGGCTTCTTCGCCAGCTCGACCGCCAGCTAATAGGAGAAGCAAACAATGGTAGCATCTGCACGCGCTTCTGCCACGTTCCCTGTCCCGGGCACGGGCGTCCTCCGCGTTGCTCATGGCACGTATGAGCACGCAACCAATCTGGCCGCAACAACCACCATCGATTACTGCCGCATCCCCAAGGGTGCGGTTGTCGTTAGCGGCTGGTTCTATGGCGATGATCTTGATACCGGCACGGAAGAGCTGGATATGGACATTGGCTGGGCGGCAAACGGTGTTGACGCTGCTGATCCGGACGGGTTCGGCAATCTCGGCGTCATCACTGGCGATACCAGCGTTCATCTTGGTACTGCCGGCATCTGCATTCCGCTCCAGGGCAAGCTCCTGACGGATGGCCCGGTAACGTTTAACGCCGAAACGATCATCCAAGGCGTTGTGAATACCGATGCTGCCACCGGCGGCACCGGTACGACATCTGTGGTCGTGTTCTATTACGTTCCGTAATACCAGGCGGGTTGTCGATGACGACATATACGCTGTCAGACTTGGCGACCCGCGTTCTTAAAGACCTTGGCCTGGTCGGCGCCGATGAAACACCCTCTGCTTCCGATCAGGCTTGGGCCAAAGAGACCGTTACATCGGAAGTTCAGATGCTGTCCGCGATTGGGATGCCGATCTGGAACGGGTCAGAACTCGATGTTCCGGTCGAGTATTTCACCATTCTGTCAAGGCGCATTGGTCTTGCCATCGCGCCATCCTTTGGCTTGACGGATGTTGCATCGGCAACGCTTGCCATGCGTGAGGTTGAAAAAACGCTTCGCATTCTGTCGGCGAAACGGGCGACTGGCGCTGTCGCGAAGGTTGATTATTATTAATGACCGCAGTTGCCACTCCATTCGGTTCAGCGGCTGGCAAGTATAGGTTTCTTGGCGATGCGAAGCTCGTCAATTGCTTCGCTGAAATTCGGGAAGACAACGGCAGGGCGAAATATGTCATCGTCCCGAGCGATGGCTCTACGCTGTTTTCTTCTGTCGCTGACACGCCATGCCGCGGAACATTGTATTCTGAAAAGCTCGACCTCGCGATATCGATTCATTCAGGCCGTGCGCTGACAGTCAATTCCAGCGGGGTTGCGACCAGCATTGGTGTCGTCCCCGGCATTGACAAAGCGCGGCTGGTTCAGAACCAGAAGATTACGCCGCAGACTGTTATCCGGGTCAATACCGGTGTCTACGTGATCGAGGGCAATGCGATATCCGTCATTACGGATGACGATCTGCCTAACGTGGAAGATATTACAGAGTGCAACCAGCGCATCATCTTCATCTTGAGAGATGGGCGGTTCTTCTGGTCGGAGATAAATGAGGCTGCATCGATCGATGCCCTTAGCTTTGCGACAGCAGAGCAGGCAAGCGACAATCTCGTCGCCGGCTGGTCTTGGGGTGGATATCTTCTCCTGTTCGGTCAAAGAACCATCGAACCGTGGAAGAACACCACCACGGATGCTGTTTTCGAGCCGATGCCGGCGGTGATTCCCCGGGGCTGTGCCGGCAAGTGGACGATTGCGAATTTCGACAATTCAGTCACCTGGTTAGGTGAGGACGGGATTTATTACCGCCTGAATGGCTTTCAGCCTATTCGCATATCCAACCATGAGGTTGAGCGGCTTATTCAAAGCGAACCGGACCCGTCTGCTATCGAAGCGCAGAGTTGGACGCGCGCCGGCCACGCGTTCGTAGAATTGAAGGGCTCTGATTGGTCGAAGGTTTACGACGCCAACACAAAGCAATGGCATGACCGGGAGACATACGCACAGGAAACGTGGCGGCATAATAATGCATTTGCTGCGTGGGGAAAGGTGGTTGTTGGCGACCGGCTGACCGGCAACCTCTATTACATGGACGAGACGGTCAATACAGAGGCCGGCGGCGTTCAGGTTGCGCGGATCAAGTTCCCGACTCTCAACGTGTTCCCAAATGGCGGCATTGTCGATGCCGTCCATCTGGATTGGGTGACAGGTCAAGGCGTCACGAGCCCGTCCGCGTTAGGACATGACCCACTGTTGATGTTCCGCGTCTATAAGGATGGCGGCAACTCCATTGCGTTCGAACGGCATTTGAAGACCGGCAAGCGTGGTGAATATGGCCGCGTCACGACCCGCCGTCTCGGCAAGTGCGGACCTCAAGGCATGGTGATGGAGCTGGCGATGTCAGATCCCGTTGGCCGGGCTTTGGCTCAGGTTGATGTGCAGGCTCGCCCGTTACGCCGATGAGCCGATCACCCGTCCCATCCACTGTTCTTGATCCAGAGCATCAATCGTTTCTGGACAAGCTTTGGAGGCGTAAGCGCGCTCGAGTTGCTGATTTGAGCGCTGGCGCAACGCTTTCTGACGTCATCGAGAAGATAAACGAGATTTTGCAGGCCGATAGAAATAGCGGCCAGCAGGAGAGCTAAATGGCATCGTTCTGGGATACCATTACGGGGTCTGCAGGTGCAGATGCTGCAAATGCTGCGGCCGCGGACCAGTACCGCAAGCAGATGGCTGCGGCGGACAGCTCACGCGCGGCCGGCAATGATTATCTTTCCGGCATACTTGGCATCTCGCGGAACTACGATCCGTATGTCACGGGCGGCACTCGGGCGCAGAACACGCTTTATGATCTTCTTGGTTTGAATGGCGCGGACGCTCAGTCCACAGCGTTCTCGAATTTCAGGGCTGACCCTGGGTACGGCTATCAGGTTAGCGAAGGCATCAAGGCTGTCGATAACTCGGCAGCATCACGCGGTACACTTCAATCCGGCGCAACGCTTAAGGCATTGCAGGACCGTGGTGCCAATCTCGCTGACCAATCCTATGGCAATTATCTGCAGCGCCTGATGGCGCTTGGCCAGCAGGGCTTGCAGGCGACTGGTGCGCAGACGGGTGTACAGCAGCAGGGCTACACTGGCCGGTTGGGGGCGAACCTGCAAGGCGCTCAGCAGCAATACGGAGCGGCGCCGACTATCGGGCAGGGCATGGTTGCTGGTGCGAACGCTGAGGCCGCTGGCTGGGGAAATCTGTTGAATACCGGCACTAACCTTCTTGGTCGCTTCATCGGCAGCGGTGGGCTTGGCGGTTCCTCGTTCAGCAGCCCCACGGCTGGCGGCAACGTGTCAACCTTCATGCAGGGCGGGCAATCATTCCCGATGTTCACCTGATGGCGAATCCCTTCGAAGTCCGCGTTCCTTCGGCGCTTGAAGCGCTGATGTCGTTCGATGCTGGTTATAAGCAGACGCGCGACATGCGTAATCAGAACGCACAGGATAGCGCCAGGCGCGAGGCGCAAAATGCGCTTTTGTCGGGGGGCGATACCCGCTCCGCATTGGCGAGATTGATTGGGGCAGGCGATATCCAAGGCGCCAATGCTCTTGCCAACTTCGGCAATCAGGCTGCAACGCAAGAGTATCAGCGAGGGATGCTGGATGTTGCGCGAAGAAACGCGAGCCGCCAAGAAACCCCTGCGCAGCTTCAGATTCTTCGGGCTGCCGGGATTGATCCCGCCTCCGCAGAGGGCAGAAAGGCTCTATTTCCGCGCACGGATACGCCGATCAGCGCGACGGACAAGAAGGCGATATTTGATGCGGAAGACGCCAATGTGCCGTTGCAATCGACTATCGAGTCCTTGACGCGGGCAAAGGAGCTGGCGCCCAAGGCGTACTCTGGCTACACGGCCGGTGTTCGCGGCAGCATCGGCGCAAACCTGCCCGATATCTTGGTGCCAGACTTTATTGCCGACCCTGAAACATCTCAGGCGACGGTTGAACTGAATCAGCTTCTCTCTGGCGAAGCCATCAAAAACATGGCGGAGACGCTGAAGGGCGCCACGACCGATCAGGAAATGAATCGCTATACTACAATTCTGGCTGATCCGAAGGCCCCCCCGGAACTCAAGGTGCGAACGATCGACAGGATGTTGACGCTTGCCCAGCGCAAGCAGCAACTCAACCAATCCCGGATCAATCAACTTCGTGGCGGTGATTACTTTAAGCCGGGCGGCGGACAGCCGACTGCCACAGCGCCTGCGCGTTCAGATCCATTAGCGGCGGCTCGTGACGCTATATCGCGCGGCGCCGACCGAAATGCGGTGATTCAGAGACTTCAGCAAAATGGTATTGATCCGAGCGGACTGTAATGGCCGGAATGTTCGATGATCTGATCCCACAGCAGGCTGCATCTAGCCGGCCCCGGATTACGATCACGCCAATCCAGCGCGCGTTCCTTAATTCGACGGCTGCCGGGGAATCGCCAGATTACAACACCATGTACGGCGGCCGGCGCTTTGAAGAACTGATCGACCATCCGCGCCAGAACATTCCGATTGCATCGGGGCCGAATGCCGGCCGCACGTCATCGGCCGCTGGCCGCTACCAATTCCTGGAAGGGACATGGGACGAAGCGAAGAGTGCTCTTGGCCTGCCTGATTTTTCTCCAGAGTCGCAGGACGCTGCCGCTGTGTGGCTTGCGGAGCGGGATTACAAGGCGCGCACTGGCCGCGATCTATGGTCCGATCTTGAGGGCGCCAAAGGCAATCCGTCAAAGCTGAATTTCATCGGTGGCGCACTCAGTCGTACGTGGACGAGTTTGCCGGGGGGCGCAGAACCTAATAGCGCCACGTCTGGTTTTGGTCAGCGGATGGCCACGGAGTTGAGTTCCCAGGCTCGGCAGCCTGCGGCCTTGTCATTCGATGACCTGATACCGCAGAGCGCGGATGTTCCATTACCGCAAGCCAGACCGGCTGAGGCTACTCCGGCGACATTTAACGAGCGCTTCGCCGGCATGGACGTGACGCCGGCCATGCGGTTGTCTGTTGAGAACCAGAACCAGCAGATTGCGGGCGGGCAGGGCACGACGCCCATTATGGACCTGCAGCGACAAAACCTGGTTTCAGATCAGGTCTTTGAGAACGACGCTGGCATGGCGATGTTCCGAGACCCGAAGACGGGGCAGCTTGTTGAAACCGATCGGTCGAAGCATGTTATTCTGCGTGACCCGCAAGACAACCAGCTTAAGGTATTCGCTCGGACCGAGGCGACGAACGAGAATCCTGCTGTATCCGTCAGCCGCGTTCTCGCGCCAGGACTTGTGGCTGGCGCGCCGACTGCTCGCGCTGCAATTCCTGCGGCCAATGCTATAAGGCCTAGGCAAATTGCTGCGCCGACAAGGGAGGCGCTGTTTGAAGCTGCAGAGCAGGGATACAATCAGGCCCGTAATATGGGCGTTCGATATGATCCAGCGGCAGTCGCTGACATGTCATTCAATATTCAGCGCGGCTTAATTAATGACGGCTTTAATCAGATCACCGCTCCGAACACCTATCGTTTGTTGGGAATGGTCGGAAACGCGGCCGATGAAGCTGGGCGAGGCGCTGCCGCTAGTTTCAGCGACTTGGAAAGTGTCCGCCGCGGTTTGTCCAAAATTGCTCAGGGTAGCAGTAGCGCCGATGGAATTGCGCGATCTGATGCTGCCGCTGCAATGCGAGCTATCAACAGTCTCGACGAGTTTTTTAGCGCTCCAGGGGCAGCAGTTTCCGGAAACGCAAATGAGCTATCTCGCGTAGTAAGTGATGCCAGAGGTAATTTCGCGGCTGCAAAGCGATCCGAACGTGTTGGTAGGGCGGAAGAGCTTGCCGATCTTCAGGCAGCAAGCGGCGGCTCTGGCGCAAATATCGATAATGCAATGCGTCAGCGCATAAAGGATATTCTGCGGAGTCCGAAGGAGCTTAAGGGGTTCTCGCCAGAAGAAATCACGCAGATGCGCAAGATTGTTTCTGGCACGCGCGTCGGCAATACGGCCCGCTTGCTCGGCAAGTTGGCCCCCACCGGAGTGGTGTCTGCTACTCTGTCTGGCGGCGGTGGCTTTGCCTTTCTTGGGCCGGCTGGAGCAGTAGGAGTTCCGGTTGTTGGGTTTGCAGCCAAGAAGCTGTCCGACATTATGACCGGAAGTCAGCTTGCGAAGCTTGACGAAATTATCCGGTCGCGGTCACCTCTGGCCAGACAAATGGAATCATCATTGTCGGACTGGAGCAAGAAAGCGAATGCTCTATCCGATGTGCCGTCCGCTCCGGAAGTTGCCCAGTTTGCGCTCGCTAGTCGCAACCTTGTGAACAATCTGAAAGATGCCGGGATTACTCTTTCCCCCTCTGAGTTCATGAAGGCGATTCAGGGCCGCGTGAACGCTCGCGCCGAAGACGAACAGCCAAAACCCTAAAGGGTAGCCTGGGATGAGCCAGGCGAAGACCAAAAAGCAAGTAAACGCAATTCTCAAGGCCGTCCTCATGGGCGGCCTTTTCCTTTGAGGCCGCGATGGCAATTGCAGTAATTACAAGCTTTCAGCAAATATCGGATGCTGATGGCGTACCATATAACGGCGCCAAAGTATACGTGTACGCTGCTGGCACAACCACGCCACTCAGCGTCTATTCCGATCCGGCGCTGACCGTCGCAGCGGCCAATCCGATCATCTGCAATGCCGCTGGCCAGCACCCGATGCGGTACATCGCAACGGCATCCTATAAGGTGCTGGTTACGGATGCTGACGAAGCGCCACTGACCGATTGGTCAAAGGATAACATTGACCCGGGCGTCTCTATTGGCTCCGGAGCTCTACCGGTTGCGAATGGCGGAACAGGCGCGACAACGGCTCCGGCTGCGCGGACCAGCCTGGGCGCCGCCGCAGCCACGGACATGGCTACGGCGCAATCCGACATATCCAATCTTCAGACCTGGGCTGGCTACACACTTACGACCCGGACCCGGATTGCGGCCGGTACGACCGCGCAACGGCCAACCGCCGGCATTGTCAGCGTCCGCTATAATTCAGAAACCGGCTATTTTGAAGCGGACAATGGATCTGCATGGGCCAACCTCATGCGGCAGGGCCAGGCGCTCCCGGCTGACTTTGCGACGGGGTCCGGCCGTTTCATGTTGCAGCGGGTGCGGGTGACGGAGCTTTCGAATGCATCAGGCACAACGCAATGTCCATTTGACAGCACAAATCCGCAGATCACTGAGGGAACGGAAGCATTCACCGGAACGATTACACCGAAAAGCGCCTCATCCTTGATCAAGGTGAAGGTGCTTCTTCACTACAGCGTGAATGCATCTGGCACCGTCACGGCTCATCTTCACAAGAATTCTGCGCTGAGTTCGATTTCTGGTGTGTCCGGTTCTCACCAGGCTTCGGAGGCCGGGTCACTCGTTTTTGAGTATGAGGAAAGCCCCGGAAACACAACAGCCATCAATTATTCAGTCATCTGCGGCCCCAGCACATCGGCAACCGTCACCTTCAACGGATCGAACACGCTTGGCGGAATCGTCATCTCGGCTCTTGAAATTGAAGAGTGGCTTGCACCATGAGGAGAAGCCGCGGCATCAATCCAACGGCGGCCCGCAATATTTTCTCAGGCGTGGTCGAGACCGGAGAAACATGGTCAGAAGATATCGAGATTACGCTGAACGGCGATCCGTATCCAGACATCGATGATCACACATGGAAGATGGTGTTTTATCGCTCTCCCGGATGTCCGGCCGATCTGACACTTTCAAGTGGGAGCGGACTTTCCATCGCCAACAGCGTTTTGAGTGTGCGCGCCGCTCAGAGCCGCCTGTCCTCCATGTGCGGTGATTATTTCTGCGACATCACATCAACCGATGCATCTCCAACGGTCGATGGCGCTCCGAACGTCATCCTGTGGGCGCGCGGCATCGTGACTTTCTCCAAGGGTGCAAGCTGATGGCACTTCAATTCCAAGGCAATCGCAATTCCCGGATGGCCTCGGTCATCAAGCTTGATTACGACGATGTAATCAATAAGCCCGGCATTCTTCTTTATGACGAGCAGGCGCTAACTGACGCCCAGCGCACTCAGGCTCGAGAAAACATCGCGGCTGTTGGATATGATGCCCAATCCCTCACCGACGAGCAGAAAGAGCAGGCGAGGGAGAATGTCGAGGCGCAGCGGTTTGGGATTGTAGATGCGCGCGATCACGGTCTTTCTGAACATGCATCTGCAGCGGAAAACTCGACCGCTCTTTCGAAGGCCGCTGCCGCAAGCGGGGAGGCGCCGTACTTTGTGGCTGCTGGGGAATATCCCAGCAACTTCAGTGCCTCCGTTTTCCCGGGCAGGTGGTTTGGACCAGGCAGGGTTCTTGATTCGTCTGGTAATCAACGAGCGCCGTGGTCCTCGCACATTACTTCTCGTCCAACGTTTGTTGGTGGGGGTGGCGGGCCGTTATTTGCCTTCAATGGTGATTTTTCCAAAAACCATATTGCATCGGAGACCTATGTCTCGGGGACTGGAACGCTGGGCACCCCGACAACCGGATATGAATACACAACCGGTGCGATCCCATTTTATCACTACATGTTCATTTCTTCGACGGCTGGGCATAACGAATCTACGTCAGGCAACGGTGGCCGCACCGGGATGCCGATCCATAAAGGGAGCATTTTTCACGGCGGCAATGGTGATGCCGTTGTGTATAACGGCAACGTATATGTTGTCGGCACAAAACCAGGCTCTACCTCGTTCTTGGCTAATCCAGCAGGTGTGCTCCTAAACGGCACGGTCGAGGCTGGTGCGAATGGTATTTATGCCAACCTGCTCGAAATCAACGCGGTCGATAACGGTTTTGACATTGCTGCAATCGGGCCGGTTATAGGTCTCAAGCGGGAAAATGCGACCGGAGCGAACGGAGCTTGCTGGATCGGTTTCCGGCCCCAATCAACTGGGTCGGCGTTTGTAGATTCGTTCTATTCTGGCGTTGGAAAAGTCAACGTTGGACTAGACTTCTCGCACATCACAACGAACACATCCAAAGCTGCGGTCGCAGTGAAGGCTAACGATAGATATTACGCTAATGCGTCTTCATCTAACGGCTTCTTTGCCACCTCGCTCGGAGCGGTCTACTTTGAATATAACTCCTCGATTTCTGCCTGGAACTGGACGGGAAGCTCTGGCTCCTCTGTCATGCAGCTGTATTCGGACAAGCTGCTAAGCGCGAATCCTGTCTGGTTGAAAGAGCAAACATCGCCAGCCACACCTATCTCTACTTATGCGAGTTATTATCCAAAGAGCGATGGACGGTTCTACCAGAAGAACTCTGCTGGAGTTGAGGAGGCTTTTGTAACGCCAGCATCTAGCGACAGCTTCACTAACAAATCGTTCGACACAGCAGGTGTTGGCAATTCGTTTCTAATCAACGGCGTTGCTGTTACCGCAAATACTGGCACCGGTTCTGTAGTCCGCGGAACAAATCCAACGATTGATGGGGCAACCCTAAGCACCCGCCTCGTTAAGGGCGTTTATGTGCTCGGCTCGGGCGCTACGTCCACCTCTGTGACAGGTACAACGTCAGAGACAGCGCTCGCAACAATCAGTGTTCCAGCAAACGTAATGGGAACGAATGGCATTTTGCGTGTCACATCCCAATGGAGTTACACAAACTCAGCAAATAACAAAACGTTGAGAACACGGCTTGGTGGGTTATCTGGTACGTCCTTCTGGGGACGAGTATTGACTACGAGTGCAGGCATTCGCGTTCAGCAGGAGATTCAAAATCAAAACTCAGCCAACTCACAGATTGCCTTCAATGCCGGATCCCAATCTTGGGATATCACAAGCGGTGCCGCCGCAACTGGCTCTGTAGACACCACCTCAACGCAGTCGCTTGTTTTGACCGCGCAGTTGGCCAACAGCGCGGAAACGATCACGTTGGAGCGCTACCTTGTCGAGCTTATTATTCCATAAGGGCTTCCACATGAAATCAGTACAGATCGACTACAATCTTTTCTCAGCTATCGGCATGTACCTTGAAGGAAGGCCATGGCGTGAGGTCAACCTACTGCTAACGGGGCTGCGGCAGGCGTGGGAGCAGGCTGGACGGCCGGCTCCGGAGGAAAATTTCGGTCCCAACGAACCCCCATGCGCCGAACCCGGGCCGGGGACCCAGCAGCCATAGCATTGGCGGGGATGTCTCCTGTAACTATGGAGGCGGCACCGATGATTGATCCGTCACCGATATTGGATCCCTTTAGTATTATCGCTCTGGTGCCGACCCAAATATGGTTGCCAATGACTATGGATTCAGCGGCGTTAATCCGCGCGCCTGTTTGAATGTCATAGGCGGGATGCATATCGCTGGTGGAGATGAATATATCCGTAGAGAGGGCGCAATCTTCGCCGACAGCTATGTCGCCGCCCTCCTGGATGTGCATCAAAACCCTGCTCAGGGTTGATGATCTTCCGATCCGAACAGTGCTTCCATTAGCCCTGATCTCTAGCCAGCCTCCAAAGAAGCACCCTTCGGCAATGTCCACCGTGTTGCTGTTGCCGTGTATATGAATGGGAGCTGATACTCTCGCGTAGCGGCCCACCCGCACGGCATTCCCTGTTCCAGTGATGGTGGGCTTGTTCGTTAATTCTCCATCGACGCTTTGTATATTGTTGTTGTCCATGCCCGACCTCCCGCTCAGAAATTTGCAGCGCGGACAAGAATTGGTCAACCGGGAAAGCGCCGAATGGCGCATCAGACCAACGGCCGGCAAAACAACACCTGGCACCGAACGTGAGCACACCAGCGGACTGCCGACCGCTTTGACCTGTCCGGCCAATCACACAATTCACAGGTGAATTAATGCCCCGCACCCTCTTGGCTGCGCTCTTCATGTGCGCGGCCTCTCCAGTCATGGCCCAACAGGGGCCATGGAATGTGTTTGCGCAGGGGTCTGTTTCAGAGAAGGCAAGGGTGGTCGGCGGCCGGCCGGCGGGGTGTCCTCGGGCTTATTGCGGCTGCGCATCCGCTCGATATGTCGGTCTGGAAGGCCGGCAATGGTGGCTCGCAGCGAACTGGTTGAAGCTGCCGCGGGCGGCGCCAGCGCCTGGCATGGCAGCCGCGCGGCGCGGTCACGTCTTCATCCTCAAGCGGCATGTCAGAGGCAATCGCTGGCTGGTCTATGACCCGAATAGCGGACGCGGCCTGACGCGCATCCATGTCCGTTCTCTGGCGGGCTACACGGTCGTCAATCCACGACAGGGCATCTACGCATCTGCGAGGCGGCGATGATCACACTGGTCTGGCTGGCGCTGATTGTGACATCGAACGGCTATGTCGCGGTGCCGATCCCGGAGTCGTCGGAATTCCGCACAGCAGAGGAGTGCCGGGCCTTCGGTGAAAAGATGGCGCCGCGCCTTGCTGATTATGCGCGCGGGATGGTGCGCGCCGATTGGCGTCAGAAGGTCGATGTGATCTTTGAATGCAGCGCGCCGGGGCAGCCGACATGAGGCTGATCCCGAATGCCAGATCCGTGCTGAAGCGCGCATGGAGTGTCCGCCTCAATGTGCTGGCGATGATCTTCATCGTCGCTGAGGTCTGCCTGCCGCTCCTGAAAGAGATCGTGCCGATCCCGGCCTGGACCTTCCTGATCTGCGCCGGCATCGCCTCCGCCGGCGCCTTTTGGGCGCGCTTCATCTATCAGCCAAACGTCAGCGAGCAGAAAGAATGAAGACGCGTCTTACAAAGACCGGCGCGGCAGCGGGTGCCGTTGCGGGTGCTGGAGCACTGGCGATCGCGCTCATCGGCAATTTCGAGGGGCTGCGCCTCTATGCCTATCAGGACGTGATCGGCGTCTGGACGGCCTGTTATGGCGAAACCAAAGGCATCCGGCCGGGCATGCGCTTCAGCAAGGATCAATGCGACCGGATGTTCATTGGCTCTCTGGTCGAGCACGAAGCGGGCATGCGGGCCTGCCTCGATGATCCGGACTCGATCCCTGAAAAGCCCTACGTCGCATTCCTATCGCTCACATACAACATCGGCACGGCCGGCTTCTGTCGCTCGAGCGTCGCGCGCCGGATCAACGATGGCGACATCGTTGGCGCCTGCAACGCGCTTCCGGCTTTCAATCGCGCTGGCGGGCAGGTGGTGCGCGGCCTCGTCGCCCGCCGTGAGAAAGAGCGTCAGCTCTGTCTGGAGGGCGCACGATGATCACCGGATTTTTCGCTGCCGTCGGCGCCTGGTTCGCTGCCCGCAAGATCGCACTGATCCTCTATGGCATCGTCGCTGCGCTGATTGTCGCCGGTGCCTTTGGTCTGATCGAGCATGGCAAGTCGATCGCGGAAGCCAAGTGCGATTCCGCAGCCAAGCAGGCGCAAATCGAGGCGCTGCAGCGCGACCTCAAGATTATCTCAGATCGTGCGGCCCGCGATGCGGAGGTTATCGACCGATTGCGTGAGCAATCGACGGACGATGCTGCGCGGATCGATGAACTCGCCGCTGAGCTCGCCAAATCAAAACAGCAATCCACAGCCCCCGGAGCCAAGATCGATGAGAACGCTCTGCTTGATGATCGCTGCAATTATACTGCTCGCGGGGCTCGGCGCGTGCGGGAATAA